CACGAAGTAATACATCTTTTTCGAACTGAACTTTTGCTTCCAAATAAGCACATTCACCCTTAGTTTTACAAAGAATAAGAATCTCGCGACAGAAAGCTTCAGCTCCCATCGTTTCAATATCCTCCAAAAGCGTTTTGCTGCTTCCGTAATATTTTCTCCAATCACTTTCTACTAATAGTTTTTTTCTTCTTTTTCGTGTTTTTGTAATGGGTAATGTTTTTTTACTCCAAAAGAACTTCTTACCGATATATTTCATACCTGTAAATCGATTTGTTATCTGATAAACAAACCCATACCAATCTTGACCATACCTTTCATACGTAAAAGGTTCGTCGGGTGCAAATTTGAGTCCTTGATATTTCCAATCCATATATGTATTTATACATCATCTTCATCGTATTCTGGTAATTCTATATCAGGATCTGGAGCTCCACAAAATGGACAGAACGGAGGTTCTATTGTATAAGTATCATCATCATCTCTTTCGTAATGAATTTCAAACTCTTTAAAACAGTACGTACATTCTCTTGGAATTATTATCACTTCTCATTCCAATCTGTTTTTGACCATTCTTCTAATTGTTGATAACCACCAATTATTTCTCCATCAACTTTGATTTGTGGAAATGTTCTAGCTCCTGGGAACTGTTCAAACAATTCTTCTCTCGTAAAATCTACATCTAATTGTTTATAAACGTATTCTAAACCATCTCTTAAACATAATGCTTTTGCTTTATCACAGTATGGACACTGTGGTTTTCCATATATTTCTATCATTTAAATACCATTCCTATTGCTAGCATCGATAAACCCATAAATGCTAGTACTACTACTTGTACTATTGACATAATAAATATTTGTCTCATGGGATGTACTTCTACTACTTTCTCTATCCAATCTTCGCTTGGGGCAAGATTAGCAGCTTGAAGAATCTTCTTCTCTGTTTCTTTTTTCACAAACTCAAACCATCTAAGGTAGATTGATCTACATCTTGTTTAACACCACCTGTTACATATGATGTTATTTCTGTTTCTTGAGGTGCAACTTGAACGTTTCCACCACCTATCCATTTCTCTGTCCATGGAAGAGGATTTAATTTTCCAACAGTATAAGGACATGTATATCCTAAAGCTCTCATTCTTTTACATCCTATCCATTCAATATAATCACCTAATAATTGTTCGTTTAAACCAATCATAGAACCATCTTTAAATAAATAATGTGCCCATTCTTTTTCTTGTTCAATTACTCGAGTAAATAATTCAATTGCTTGAGGTTCCATTTCTTTTTTGATTTTAACAAAATCAGGATCTTCTTTTAACATATTCTTAAGAATAGTAGTAGTTGCTGCAAGGTGAGTATTTTCATCTCTTGCTATAAATTTAATTATTTTTGCATTTCCTTCCATTCTTTTAAGTTCTGCAAAAGCCCATGAACATGCGAATGATACATAAAAACGTATACCTTCTAATGCATTTGCACTTAACATACACATCCATAATGCTCTTTTATGATCCATTTTATTTGTGGGTCCAGCATTTGCATCTATTAAATCATCATAATATCTAGCGATATCGTTTCCGCATTCTAAGATCTCTTTTGTTTCCAACATACCATCGAATACAACTGAAGGATCTGGATATATATTACGAATAATATGAGTATAAGATCTTGAATGAATTGTTTCAAAGAATGACCATGTTTCAATCCAATTCTCAACTTCAGGTAATGAAGCAATTGGTAGAAATGCCATATTTGGTGCTCTTCCTTGAACTGAATCTAATAGAATTTGTCTTTTTAAATTAGATGTAAATATATGTTTTTCATGATCAGTAAGTTGATCAAAATCTTTTTTATCTTTAGATACATCAACCTCTTCTGGTCTCCAAAAGAAACCTAATTGTTTTTCTGTTATTTTATCGATTGCAGGATATTTCAAAATATCAAATCTTTGAATGTCCACTCCTTCATCTAAAAACATATTTTTTAATAAGTGTGACTTTTTATTCTTTTTTAATATTTTCATATTACGCAGCTTTCGCAATCCTCATCGTCATCGATCGTTGATGATAATTCGGGCAAATCTTCTTTCATTTCCCCTGCACTATCATGTGTGTTAAAATAGTATAGTTGTTTTAATCCAAACTTGTATGCAGTAATAGTATCAGCTATCATCTGAGACATCGGAACTTTTTGATCTTCAAAATGTTCAGGATTATATGATGTATTGACACTTATTCCTTGGTCAATATATTTTTGCAGAATAGCACAGATTTTTAAATATCCATCTGGAGTTTTTTGATCCCAAAGTAGATCGTATTTATTCTTCAGTTGAACAATGCCTGGCACAACTTGAGCCATGACACCATCTTTCGATTGTTTATATGATACCAAGGCCCTTGGAGGTTCAATACCATTTGTACTATTACTAATTTGTGCAGATGTTTCAGCTGGCATTAATGCCATGAGCGTAGAGTTTCTAATACCTGTTTTTTTGAGTTGATCTCTTAGATCGTCCCAAGGCATACGTTCTTTATGCTTAGTTAAATTATCTACTGCACCTTTATATGTATCAATTGGAAGAACCCCACGTGCATATTTTGTTTGTTTATTCCACGTACATGGAGCTTTTTCTTTTGCAAGATCTGCGCTTGCTTTAATTAGATAATATGACCAAGCTTCAGCATATTCATCAACGATATCAAATGCTGATTCATCATATTTTAATCCTCGTTTCGCAAGGAAATAAGCTAGATTAATAATACCAACACCTAAAGGCCTTCTTCCCATAGTTCCATTACGTGCAGCTTCTACAGGATAACTTTGATATTGAAGTAAATTATCTAATGCTCTTACAGCTAATGTGCAATATTTTTCGAAATCTTTAGGATCATTAATCATTCCCCAATTGATAGCGCTTAATGTGCATAAAGATATTTCTCCATCTTTTTCATCATGATCTAATGGAGTTGTTGGTAAATCAATTTCACAACATAAATTAGACATTCTAATTGGTGCTTCATATGGATTAAACGCACCATGCTCATTTGCATGATCAACATTCATTAAATATATTCTACCAGTATCTTTTCTTTCTGTTAAAAATGATTGAAATACTTCAAGTGCTGGAAGAGTTTTCTTTCTTATTGAATATGCTCTTTCATATTTTTCGTATAATTGTTGAAATAGTTTTTGATCTGAATAGAATGCATCGTATAAATCTGGAACATCACCTGGATCAAAGAATGTTATATTACCACCTTCTAATAAACGTTGATACATTAATTTATTAAATTGAAATGCATAATCCATATGCCTAACTCGTGTTTCATCAACACCTTTATTATTCTTTAAAACAATAAGATCTTCGAATTCATAATGCCAAACTGGTAGATACACTGTTGCAGCTCCACCTCTTACTCCACCTTGAGAACATGATTTTACTGCAGCTTGGAAATATTTTAAAAATGGTATTAATCCAGTATGAACAACTGAACCATCTCCAATTCTTGCACCTTGAGCTCTGATTCCACCTGCACCGATTCCGATACCAGCTTTCTTTGAAATATATTTTACTATGGAAGTAGCAGTACTATTAATACTATCAAGGGAATCGCCTGATTCAATAAGTACGCAGCTTGAAAATTGTCTGGTTGGAGTACGAACCCCAGCCATAATTGGTGTAGGTAAACTAATATAGAATTGAGATATTGCATCGTAGAACTCCTTTACCCATTTCATTCGGGTTTGATCAATCTCATCATCTGGTAAAGATGTTGATCTATCACCTGATGATTCGAATAAAGTTAAAGCTACCATCATATACAACATTTGTGGTGTTTCGTATACTTCACCAGTAGATCTATCTTGTACTAAATACTTACCTCTAAATTGTTCCATTCCTGCGTAAGTAAATGTAAAATCACGATCGTGTTTTATATAATCATTAGCTTCTTGTAATTCTTTTTCATTATATCTTATCAATATTGCATCATCATAAATCTTCTTTTCAACATTCGTTTTGATTAAATCTACAATGTTTGATGGTTCATATCCACCATATACTTCTTTACGTAATTTGTAATTAATTAATCTGGCCGCAACAAATTGATAATTTGGAGTATGATCGTTTATTAATTCTGATGCTGATTTAATAAGTAATTCATGAAGATCATAAGCAGGAATATTATCATATAATTGTATATTTGCTTTTATCTCAATTTCAGATACTGAAACTCCTGTTATACCTTCGGTTGCCCAGAATAGGACTTTGTGGATCTTATCTAAATCAAATTCTTCTAATGTGCCATCTCGCTTTGTGACATTTATTTGCATAATTTATTCCATATTATAGTTTTCGCTAGGGTTATATTATACCATAACCGAAGCGAAAAGTACATGTTTTATTTTTTCTTAACTTTTAATCTTCGCTCGAGTTCCTTTAATCGATCATCAATATCTTTATACCCATCGAACTCTTCTATACCACATTTAGGATGCGCTATACTTTCTAGGTATTTTAATCTATCTTCTTGTATTGGATAATCCGCTTCGA